AATGATATTTATATGCCAAGCCTTGAAAACGAAACCGTTGGCGAACTCATAATAGCCATCGATACATCGGGTTCAATCGGTGGTGCAGAACTTACAGAGTTTGCATCAGAACTGGCTTCGATTTGTGAATCAGTTAATCCCGCACGTGTGCGTGTTTTGTGGTGGGATACCGAAGTCCATGCTATGCAAACGTTTGATGATAATTATACTAACATCGCATCGCTACTTAAACCCGAGGGTGGGGGTGGCACTCATGTATCCTGTGTCGCTGAATATATTAATCAACATAAACTTAACGCAGAGGGTGTATTAGTCTTTACAGATGGCTATGTCGAGTCAGATATCAAGTGGGACATCACCACGCCAACATTGTGGTTAGTCACGCAGAACAGAAGTTTTGAACCACCAAGTGGCAAGGTAGTTAAGAAAGATGACTAGGGAAGAAAAGTTAAAAGAAATAGATGAAATTAAATACAAGTATAGACCTTATGATGATTATGAAAACTATAATAATTATGAAAATACTAGGTTAGCAAGACTCTATGCAAAAAGAGAACTACTTAGTGATAGAAAATTAAATAATTTACTGAAAAGATTTAGATTAATAAAAGTATTTAAAACAGTAAAATGAGTCAATGGGGAACTGTGTGTCGACTAATGGTCACCTTTGAGGTGAGTGCATAATTAGCTTTAAATGATATGTTAAATAACTGCCTCTAAACATATAGCCTTGAGGAAACTTAAGGTAGTGGAATAGATAGACTCGTAAAAGTTTAAAGTAGCTTGAATATAAAAACCTAAGCTACACCCCACCAATTAAGGAGGATTAAATGTCAACGATTTATAATGAAGACGATGATATAGATATAGATATAGATTTTGATATTGATGATATCAACCATGAACACATTGAAGAAAAGATTAGGCAAGCGAGTAGTGGTATGTTTCAGAAACTTATGGATATGGCATCAATAGAGGATTATGTAGATGATGAGTTAATCAAGAAAAGAATATGGTGTTTAAGAAAACAAAAATCAACCGTAACTCATGATGATATAGACTTCTATATGAATAAGGCTACGTCTGATGAAGTCAATGCAAGAGTAGTAGAACTTACTATGGAGTTAGCAGATGCCTAAGATGAGAGTTAAGGATAAGATATTCTTTGGTTACAAAATGGGAACGGTGAATAATCATATTAGAGAGGTGGTTAAAGTGGGAACAACACTAAATGAAGCAAGGGAACGAGGTGCAATTATGCAACAAGTAAATAAACTAGCATGGATAATGAATATTAAAAGTAAGGAATCACATCGTATCAACTGGCACTATGCTAGACGATTTAAGAAAACAAATGAACAGTTAGAGAAACTATTAGCTGACATGAAAATAGAGTATGTATATCAACAAGCAGAGAGGTAAGAAATAAATATAATTAACAATTCGACATATGTCGAAATAACTAGAGGAGAGTATCATGGCAGGAAGTATTAACTATCAGCAATTAACTTGGTTGTATCAAAATGCACCACCATATAGAAATACAAACGAATATCCCTACGCACACAGAAATCATAGACATAAATATTTTATACCTGTCGAAGTCAACGGTAAAATTCAATTCAATGTGCATTACGGTTGGGGAAGTGAAGAGGAAAGGTATAGCATGGCAGAGTTTGAACAGTTTGCATACTCACTAAATAAACGTCAACGTGATAGGTATTTCTACAATGAAGGTTCAGAGAAGATACCATATATGTCTAAGTGGCTTACTAAACATGCTCCCTTCGGTATCGTAAGAGATGATAATACTATTGAGATTATATGTGAATATATGGGACAAGGTGACCGCATGATTATTAGTGAGCAACTAGGGGTAAGTGCATACTTCATGCAAGAGGCTTCATCGGGTGGGGTTATATTTACTGATAGGTATGCACAACATCGTAGAAAATTAAAACGCCCTGCCTTTAAAGGTATGAGATTTAATATAGATACTGGAGAATTACATGAGTCATCAAGATATAAGATAGATGTAAAGGTAGTCGATAGGAAAAAATCTAATCAACTTATGAAAGAACATGTAGATAAATTATCTATGATTAAAATGTTTTATAACTCAACCGATGAAAATACATTAATTGCAGATATGACTGATGCTATAAAACAAAATGACCCCGAATATTTCAATAATAGTAATTTAAATCACATTGAGAAAGCAAGACAACTATGGAATGTTGACCCTGTTGTGTCATCATACTTTTATGTGTTAGGATACTATATTGGTAATGCATATTGGGCTGTAAAATATAATTCAAGTATAAATCCACCCAAGCAAATATTTAAACAATTATTACCAAAGCTAAGGAAAGATTTAAAAGGTAATGCTGATGTGTTTAATAGACACACATATTGGGATTTTGATAATAATTATCCATCAGCTAAGTGGGGTTTAGAGATTACTGATATGCAAGGTAACCCAATAAAACAAATACGAGGCTAATTCGACATTTGTCGAAACAATACAGGAGAAGTATGTTAGAACACACAGGGTTAAAAAATGTTACAGACTTAGGACCACTTGAAAAAGTAAAAATGGTGCCCTATTATGTAGTGCCCATCATAGTTAAAGATAATAGCTATGAAGTATTTTTATCAAAGGGCTTGGTAAGAATGTTTAATGATGACACCTTGCCAAGCTTTCTTAAAAGTAAATTGACACTAGCTAAAGTATCAACCACGTATATATTTCCCGACAACGAAATCTATACATCTGACGTATATACTTGTCGTGTAGATGATATGCACCACGTAGGTTGGCGAGCATCAGAGTCACTCTATGCAATCGCAGTATTTCAAGATGAAATGAATCAACTCGAAGGACGAAATGACACCCGAAGCAAAAGTTAAAAATAAAATAAAAAAGTTTTTAGATAAGTTAGGGTGTTATTATTTTTTCCCACAGACAGGAGGATATGGCAGAAGTGGAGTGCCCGATATCATCATCTGTCATCAAGGTAAGTTTATTGCCATAGAATGTAAGGCAGGTAAAGGTGTAACAACTGCGTTGCAAAAAAACAACATCGACCGTATAAATTCTAATGGTGGCTTGGCAATAGTCATAAATGAGAGTAATATAGAGGAATTAGAAACTCTGATAAGGAGGTAGTATGAATAAAAAAGATAATGTAAATCACCCATCGCATTACACTCAAGGAAAAATTGAGTGCATTAACGCTATTGAAGAAGCCGTCAAAGGCTTGTTTGGTATCGCCGCAGTATGTGTCGCAAATGTAATTAAATACGTTTGGAGATACAAATTCAAAAACGGAACCGAGGACTTGAAGAAAGCCCGATGGTATCTAGACAAACTCATCGAACACGAAACACTCGAAGAAAATAAATCTCACTTTCTAAAAAAATAGAAACCAGTTCCCATAAAAAGGAGGTAGCTATGTTAGACCAAGCATTGATGTGCCTAGCCACAACGATTTACATGGAGTCTGCACACGAACCACGTCAAGGCCAAATTGCCGTCGGTTATGTATTGTTTAGACGAGCAGACTTTGATTACAAAAATGTATGCCGTGAAATGAAACGACCTGCACAATTTAGTTGGTATGGTTATGTCAAACCCCCACAGGTAATTCGACAAGAGTATAAAGACCTAGCATATAAAGTGTTACATCGTCTAGAGGTAGACTATTCATATGGCGCAACACATTTCCACGATACCACTATCACAAAACCAAAATCATGGTATAATCTAAAACCAGTAGTCAAATGGTCAAAACTAATATTTTATAAACAAGGAGAGGGTAAATATGCAAGAAACCCTTAAACAACAACCCTACGCATGGGCAATAGAAGAATTTAATATACATGGTGAATTAGTGTGGTCATCTATTACACAATTTAGACCGACCGAATTGTCATGGATACGCGATTTGCCATCTAAGAAACATTACATCTCAATCACACCTTTATTTAAAGATGAGTTGCAGACAGAAAAGATTACAGGTGTTAAAAGTTATAGAGAATCAACAAAAAGATTAACAGAAGCTTATGGAGGGTTATGATGGATAAATTAATTATAGGTATAATTATTGTTGTAGCAATATTTACAGGATATGGATTGGGTTCATACACTCATATGCAAAAGAAATCCAAAGTCAATTTAAAATGCATACAAGGTGAACTATATGAAGAAGTAAAAACTAATATGTTTGTTAAGTCACACCTTGAATGTTTTGAACAAAAGACTTTAGTGCCATGATTCAATTTAGTCATGCAGTTGTAGATGAAGATGGTGAGATTGTCCGTAAGTATAGATGGTCAGCCAAAGAAGCCAAGTGGCATAAAGAACAAGGTAAGAATGTAATTAAATTAGAAGTAGAAAAGCAATCAAGTATTAGTCCGTTTCAAGAATGTTTAAACTTAGTAGGAGAATGTTTTATATGAGAGCATATGCACGAATTAAAGATGACGACATCATCAAACATGTATTAGACTATATGTCTAAGTTTCCAAACGCTAGCCGAAATCAAATTATGCAACATACCATTGGTAATCATACTAGATTGAGAGAACTAGAAAGTAAAGGTTTAATTACTTTACCTGCACCACAAAAGAGAGGGCATGCATGGAGGAAACATTTTAAAATAGAACAAAGTAAATTTAGTGATTCCAAAGGAAGCCTTTTTTAAATGAGTGACGAAGCCGACATAGCCAATGATTATCTACAACAGATGATTAATACCGCTTTAACTAATGCACATAATAAAGCTACAACACCCTCGAACACAACGGGTAAATGCATATGGTGTGAGGAAAGTATAGGCGATAGCCGTCGTTGGTGCTCGGTAGATTGTAGAAATGAATATCAAAAACACTACAAATAATTTGCATTTAAAACAAAAAAAGAGGAGACGTATTGTGCAAAACGCAAAATTAAATAACTTTGACCCCAGTGCAAGAATAGCTATTAGACATTTTGAAGATTGGCAACGAAGAGTTTTTGTTAAGAACGCAAAAAGAGGGTGGAGATTTTTTCAACCCGATTCAATTAGTAAACCTACACCACGTTCAGCAAGAGAGGCTTGGGGAGGAATATATCACAAAGATGACTTCACTAAAAAAGAAGACAGAAACGAAAACATTTTACTTGCAATATTTATAATCTCACTTATAATACTATCTGTAATATAACAACGGGCGAAAGCACTTTATTTATATAAAAATTCGTGATGGTATTTTTGCTATTATAAAACCGCGAGTAGCCCACCAATTTAGAAAGCATTCATGCAATTAATAACCTTAGACTTTGAAACATTTTATGACACAGGGTTTAGTCTATCTGGACTTACCACAGAAGAATATATTAGGTCACCACAATTTCAAGTCATTGGAGTAGGAGTAAAAGTAAATGAAGAAGATACTAAATGGCATACGGGCACGAAAGACGAATTACAGTCTATTCTTGATGGATATAATATTCAAGACTCTGCTCTACTTTGCCACAATATGTTATTTGACGGTGCTATCCTTAGTTTTATTTTTAATATATCCCCGAAACTTTATATTGATACTCTGTGCATGGCTCGTGCTATACATGGTGTCAACGTTGGTGGCTCATTAGCTTTTTTAGTTGAGAAATATAAACTAGGACAGAAAGGCACAGAGGTTATTGATGCCAAGGGTAAACGATTAGAAAACTTTAGTACTGCTGAATTAGATAGATATGGTGGATATTGTAAAAATGACGTTGAATTAACTTATAAGTTATTTAATGTATTAGCCCAAGACTTTCCACAAAATGAAATAGACCTTATTGATATTACTATTCGCATGTATACCGAGCCTACGCTTGAAGTCAATGACGCAATATTAATAGAGAGATTAGAGATAGTAAAGAACGATAAACAAAGTTTATTAGCAGGTTTAATGAATAGATTAAATTGTCATTCAGAAGAAGAAGTAAGAGTCATACTAGCGTCTAATAAACAATTTGCTGAACTTCTTACCGAACTAAATATTCCTGTGCCTATAAAAGTAAGTCCTGCAACAGGTAAGGATACATTTGCTTTAGCCAAAAATGATGTAGGATTTATAGAACTTACAGAGCACGAAGATATATTTATACAAGAGCTATGTCGTGTAAGATTAGGCACAAAATCAACGATGGAAGAATCTCGCATTGAACGCTTTCTTGGTATTGGTAAACGTAATGCAGGCAGACTTCCTATCCCTTTAAAATATTATGGTGCACACACAGGTAGATGGGCGGGATTAGATAAAGTTAATTTCCAAAATCTACCATCAAGAGATAAGAAAAAGAAAGCATTAAAAAATGCTATTATGGCTCCAGTGGGGCATCAAGTTATTAACTGTGACTCATCACAAATTGAAGCTCGTGTATTGGTATGGATTGCAGGTCAAGAAGATGTAGTCCAATGGTATAGAGAAGGACGAGATGTTTATTCAGAGTTTGCATCTAAAGTATATGATAGACCTATTACTAAAGCCGATGCAACAGAACGTTTTGTTGGCAAGACTTGCACACTTGGATTAGGTTATGGCACAGGTTGGTCAAAACTACAACATACACTAAAGACATCGCCGCCTGGTGCTGATTTAAGCGATGCTGAATGTCAAAGACTTGTAAAAGTTTATCGAGAAGTTAATGATAAAGTAATTGAGTTATGGCGAGAATGCGATAACGCTTTAGCCGATATATCTGATTGGCCTATGAATAAAGAGCCATATTATATTGGGCATCACAAATGCTTGTTAGTTACCCCTAAGGGTATCAAGCTACCGAATGGTTTATATATCACCTACCCTAACCTACGACTAGATACATCAGAAACAAGAAGTCGTTATGTTTACAAATCACGAGCAGGAGATGTAGGCATATGGGGTGGCTCTGTCGTTGAGAATGTAATTCAAGCACTAGCTAGGATTATTGTAGGCGAACAGATGATTAAAATTAATGAGAAATATAAACCTGTATTGACTGTTCACGATGCGGTAGTCTGCGTCGCACCAACACCCGAAGTCATGTTAGCTAAGGACTTCATCGTAGACATTATGTCAACGCCTCCTAGTTGGGCTACTGGGCTACCCGTCGCATGTGAAGCTAAATATGGAGACTCCTACGGAGATTGCTGATGAAACAATTTTTTACTGCTATCGATAGTAAATCAACAATTCGAGAGAAGATTATAGAGTATTCAAAGAATGAAGAGGCTTGGTTTCCTTATTATAATTTTATTGCTAAACCCATACCTTATGATATATTAGAAGAAGACCCATTATTTAAATGGATGAAAGGTAGATACGAATATATTGCAGGCATTATTAAAGTAGAGCCTTTTACTACATACGATTGGCATATAGATACTAGACGAGGTGTAGGTATTAATATGATTTTATCTCCTCAACATCCTATGTTAAGTAAATGTTTATTTAAAGTAACTAAAGAGGAAGCAACAACAAGATTTACTCAACTAATATATGAACCTGATGTATACTATATCTTTAATACTCAAAAAGAACATATGGTAATTAACTTTAAAAAAGCACGTTATATGCTATCTGTTGAGTTTTATAAAGATAAAAACGAATTAACCTATGAACAACTGTGTCAGGATATAAAATTAAATTATGAAAAAAACCGCACGAAATGATGTAACAGGCGATTGGATACAATCGAAGCCAAGTAGTGATATGTTTGAAAAGAACTTTGATGCTATCTTTAGGAAAAAGAAAGAAGAATTACCTGAATATGAACTTAATAAATCAACAGGTGAAGTGCAAAAAGTATGTAAGTGTAATGTGAAAGGTTGTGATGGCTAGAAGTTTAACCCCTACACCTGAATCTATTGCATACGCTAATAAGATATGTAGATACTTAAAAGAGTATGAAGAGTATAGAAGTGGGGTAAGAATGTATCAGTCATTAGAAGTGCATACTATGCCTACACTAGACGAACTACAAAATCATATTGACCAAATGGTAGGACACAAGGATATATATGTAACAGATATACATTCTTATTTTTATACAGAGACAGAAAAAAATGACAAACTTTAATTGGTCGTATTCATCACTTAAACAATATTTAAATTGCCCAAAACAATATCAAGAGATTAGAGTATTAAAGAATTTTACTACTCAGGATACTCCTCAAACTATATATGGAAAGGAAGTGCATAAAGCACTTGAAGATTATGTCAGAGATAAAGTCGAACTTGCTAAGAATTATGAACGCTTTAAAGAAGTTGTGGATGAGCTTATATCTATTCCTGGTGATAAGTATTGTGAACATGAAATGGCATTGGATAAAAATAAGCTCCCATGTGATTTTAATAACGATAACCGTTGGGTTCGGGGGATTGTTGATTTACTTATTATTGATGGCGACACAGCCTACATAATTGACTACAAAACTGGAAGTAATCGTTACCCAGACCCCAAGCAATTAAGACTTATGGCCCTCATGACATTTGCTCATTTCCCACAAGTTAATAAAGTAAAGGGTGGTTTACTATTTTTAATGAAGAATAGTTTCTTAGCCGAAGAATATGAAAGAAAAAGTATAGAGGATTCATGGGATAAATTTACTCAACCTTTAACTAGACTTAGCCAATCTTATGAAAGTAATATATGGATGGCAAATCCTACTCCGTTATGTAAATACTGTCCAGTAAAGAGTTGTGATTTTAACAAGACTTGAGGTAAAATACTGCTATGCCATATGTAAATAAACCACGTCCTTACAAAAAGGAATATGAACAACAAAAAACTCGCGGAGAACACGACTTCCGTATGGAGCGTCAACGTGCTCGTCGTAAGATAGACAAGACGGGAACTGATAAAAACAACAACGGCGAAGCTGATGTAAGAGAAGGTAAAGATATAGCCCACGTTAAAGCACTGTCTAAAGGTGGTTCAAACAAAGATGGTGTGCGTATACAATCCCCCTCAAAAAACCGTTCATTTAAACGAAATGCTCAAAGTAAGTTAGTTACTGAAACAAGCACTCGTGAACGTAAAAAATCTAAATAGTTCTTGACATATATTCTAGGCTCACTAGAATAGACCTATGGAAATTATACAGAATACTGCACTAAAGTTATTAGTGCCCGACCAAATCGTTCCCCATATTACTGACAATATAGAAAAGGCAGAGGTAGTTTCTCGTGCTAACAACCTATCCGAAGTTATGGTCTATTGGGGTGTGCAAGAAATGACAAAGCTAAATCAGTTAATAGCTTTCCGTAAAAACTTACCTTCCCCTATCGAACGAGATTATAAATACCCAGGTTTATATAAACCATTCGACCACCAAAAAACAACCGCAGAGTTTTTATCTATACAGCACAGAGCTTTTTGTTTTAATGAAGCTGGCACAGGTAAAACTTCTTCTGTCCTTTGGGCTATAGATTATCTTATGACCCAAAGTGTCATTAAAAAAGTCCTTATTATTTGCCCTTTATCTATTATGTATTCAGCATGGCAGGCTGATGTATTTAATACTTGTATGCACAGAACGGTAGGTGTAGCACATGGCACGGCATCTAAAC